GCTACACAATTGATATGAGTGAATACGAAGATAATACAAAGATAATTTATTGGGCGGCAAATAATAAAGGAAAAATATTTGAAAATCCATATGAAGCATATGATAACTTTTCAAATTCAGGAGTATCCTCCGTAAAAAATGGTAAGGTAAAAATACATATATTTTGTCCTGATAAATATAAGGTTAATAAAGGTTTTACTAAAATACTTGAAAAACACTTTCATTATCGTATTGTATTCAAAAATAGCGGATTTTTAAGTCCTATCATGACAGTAAAAGTTGAATGTTAATTATATTAATATTTACGAAAAAATAAGGATAAGTTGTTTTATATTATAATCTATATTTATTAAGATATACTTTTTAATGATGATTCTTTAATACAACGTAACTAATATATATATATATTCATTATAATCTTAAGGATTTAAAATAAGCTTGTTTTTATAATAACTAATATAAGAAACCCATAAACTATATGATGTATTTTCTATAATATGATTTTTAAACATAGACATTAATACAAACTCTACATTTTTATCATTAATAGAAACAAAATAAATATTATATGTAGAATCTTTATTTATTACATCGTCTATATTATTACTATACCATTCTATATCATCTGTAAATACAACTACATTGTATTTATCTACACTTTCAAGTGACTTTCTATAATATTCAACATCTATTACATCTTTCTTAGATATATGTAATAATACCATATCATCGTCCTTAGTTTTATCTCCGAAATTATCAAGTATATCTCTATATTTATAATATGCTGAATACATAATATCTTCATTATTATAAACTATACTAAGCATTTTATCATATAGTGATTTATCAATATAATCAAAACTTTGTATACACCCTTCAAACTCAATATTATCTATCATATTAACATCAGGTTCACTATCACTATTTATATTTATCTTTGTGAATTTAAGAGATTCATATTTATATTTATCAATTAAATTAAATAATCCTTCATACATACTATTAAAAGTTTTATTATTTTCGTCTTTCAAGAAAACAAGCTTTCTTTTAATATTAACCTTTTTTGATTTACGTAAAAAATTAATAATATACGCAATTTGATATAATTGCTTTCCAATATCTTGATTTATTTTTATAGTAATATAAGGATATGTTTTCATATTATATAATAAATATATTATAACTTTATATATGATGTTTTTGTATCTTTATTATATTCTATATTGACAATAATATCTGCACTATCTTTGATGACATCTATATGAGAAACTATAATAATACAGCTAAATGTATTGAGAAGTTTCTTAAGAAACTCAGGAACTAATGAAAGATTTTGATTATCACATGCTGTAAATCCTTCGTCAATAAATAATTGCTCGGTTTGTGTATTTGAATATAAACTCATTCTTAAAGCAAGTGATATAACGAACTTTTGAAATCCTGATGCTTGATTAATAGATATTACTTGTTTTATTTTATCATCAGTAGATATATTATGTATTAACCAATTTATATGTATAATATCTTTTTGTTCACTTATCAAAAAGTCAAGTTTAAAACCTTTTGTGTTTTCATGACAAAGTAATTTAATATAAGAATTTGTTTTAATCATTAATTTTTTTAGAATATGATTTTCGTATAAATCAATTTTATATGTTTTGAAATTATCTATTATTAAACTTAATATATCAATCGTTTCTGATAACTTCACACTCTCTTTCAAGTAATATTCATAATTATTAATATTTGTTAAATTGTATTCTTTCAATGTTCTCATTTTTGTTATCTTATTTGATATCATTTTAATATCCGAAGAACACTTATCTATATTTTCTAATACAGAACGTTTTTTAAATATAGTATCTTTAATATTTTTATTCTTCTCATATTCATAATATAATTCTTGTAGATTTACAACATTGAATATATTCATATATTTATAAGCATTAGTAATTCTAATATTTGTATCATATTCTTTCCATTTATTATAATTATTTCCTAATATACTAAGATTACATATTCTCGGTTTAATATATGTAACATATTCATTATAATTTTTTGAAACACTAAGTTCAATTTCTATTTTATTTTTTAATACGTTCGTATCATCATATTTTTTCTTCCAAAATACATATTTATCATATCTTATTCTATTATTGTATTCTTTATTTAACATATGTATATGTATATTGAAATTATCAATAGAATGAGTAATTTCTAACAACCTCTCTTTAGAAATACTAATCAGTTCAATAATTTTCTTCTTTTTCTCTACATTTTTTGAAATATCATTTGAAATATAAGTATCTTCATCAATATACTTATTATAAATATTCCATTCAACGTGTAAATCATAAATAATACTTTTTTCTTTCAATATATTGTATTTTTCGTATATTTCAATATAATCAATATCTTTTCTTTCATATATATTGTAATATTTATTATCTATTTCTATATTATAATTTTTTATTATAATTTCTAATTCTTTCATTCTTATTACCCAAGACCTTCCACAGCAATATTTACAACATGGATCAAATCCATATTCTTCATTATTTTTAAGAGTATTCAACTCATTTTTATAATTATTTAATATTATATTAAGTTTATCTATCTCTTCTAATGATAAATAATATACATTAAGTATTTTTTCATATTCTATAATATTTTCTTTTATATTATCATATTTATATGATTTATCAATTCCTATATCAACATTATTTGGTTTATTATATATTATTAATTCATTTCTACTAATATAAAGTTTTTCCAATTTATTATCACATTCACTTATACAATCTTGTTCTATATCTATAGACTTTTTAAGTTCTTCTTTTATAATCAATAATTCTTTATAACTTTCGTGAGAAATTATATTATGACATTTTTTATTATTATTATATTGTATCAAATTAACTAAAATAAACTCTTTTAATAATTCAATATAATTATTATCACTGAATATTTTTATTATATCATTTACTATCTCTTTCATATCACGAACATCATCTTCTTCAAAAGTTGGTTTATCATCATTTAATTTTTTTATTATTTCTAATATTTTTTTATACTCTATTTCTACATCATCGATTTTATTAATTGGAACAATGATAGGTTTATTATATTTTGATAAAAACATTTTTTCTTCTTTTATAATTGAATATTCACAAGGTTTTTCTATTTTTTCTTGTATGTCAATATCATCACTATATTTTGATGCATATTCTTCTATAGATTTGTATTCAATATTTTTAAAATATTCTTTCAATTCATTAAAACGTATTATAATTACATTATATTCTTCGTCTGATATTTGTTTTACAAGATTATGATTTAATTTAACTGAATCAATATATTTGTTATCATCAATATCAATTGCAATACTATTATTCAAAATCATAAGTTTTTTATAATTTTCTTCTAAAATACTTAATTCGTTTATAAGTTCATCAATATTATCATCGTTTACATCAGAAGATGCAATAATATGTTGATATACTTGTTTTTTACTATCAATTGTTTTATTAAAGTCTTTATATTTATTTAAACAAACTTTGAATAAATTGAATAATTCGTATATTTCATTAATATTAGATGCTTTATCGATAATCGCCGTACATTCTTTATAATCCATTCTTAAAATGTCATTATCAACTACTTGTGTTATCATAGAACATGTTAAGAAGTCATCAACTGTATTAAAATTTGATTTGATAAACTCATTACATGCATTATTTTTTTTAATAAGACTTTTTACTCCGTTTTCATATTTATATATTTCTATATTGTTTTTATTTGAACTTTTTGTTTCACTTTGAACGGCAAACTTTCTTTTTATCTGATATTTATCACCATTAACTGAAATATCTATAATTGTATATGCATTTTTATGTTTATAATTTATTATACCATTTTTTGATAAAGTATTTTGTTTGTCTTTTGTAATTACACCCCATATCGCAAGTGTAATAATATCATATATTGCAGACTTTCCTGTACCATTATTTCCACGAATAAGAAGTGTGTTATTGATAGCTTCAGCAAAATTAATACTATTACCTCCTTCATAACAATAAAGATTTTCCCATTCTAAATATTCAATTGTGAATGGATACTTTTTATTTTTATTAACATTATCATTTAAATTGCAAATATTTATCAATGTTGATATTTCTTTATTTTTCTTTACACATTCATCAATAAGATCATTAGGACAATTATCTATATTAAATAATAAGACATTTAGATTTTTAATTATATCCGATGCTTTGTTATAATATTTAGGAGGTATATACTTATTTAGATATTCTATAAATGTTTCTTTATTTACATGAATTAGATCATCACTATCATTTGTAGTATTAGAAATAACATTTTCTTCCTTTGGTAGTATTTTATTACTAATGATAGAACAAGATTTATTATACTTATTTAAAATATCATAAAGATGTTTCGTATTTTTATGTGTAAATGACGAAAAAGAACGAATCTCAGTTTTTTCAGGAAAATATTTTGTATTTTCTGATATAAAGTCTTCTAAAGTTTCAAAATATTTACCATTCTTCCTCAAATATATGTCATTGTTTTTTATAATAATATTAATATATCCAAATGGATTATAAACATTTACATTTTCAATTGTTCGTGTTTCCAAATCCCATATCATATATCCATGATCGATAATATCTTCTCCATAATTTTGTTGTACGAGTGATCCTGAATATCCCCATAAAACTTTTTTACAAATACCTTGTTGTCTTAGATGAATATCTCCCAATAATGCATAATCAAAGTCTGAAATCCAACTAAAAGGATATGATGTAGTACATTCACTACTTTCAGGTATTTCTGTTCCATTATATAATTTAGCACATGCAAATGTTCCATGAAATAAAGCAATTTTTATATCAATATCTTCTTTAATTATTGGAAAAGGTGGTAATTTTTTAATACGTCCTACTGTTGATAATGTATCTAAAGTATCATCTATACTAACATATGAAAATCCAACATTATCTATAACAAATGATTGTGTTTCTTTTAATATTGTAAGATTAGCAGTTTCAATAGTTGATGAAATTAATGATGGTTGACTGATTTCATTTTGATTTCTATCATGATTACCATGAAATATTATTGTATGTCCTATTTTTGATAATCCTGTTATTAACATATTATATAATTCTAAACCATAATTACCAATAACATTTTTATTATGAAATATATCACCTGTTATGATAATAACAAAGTCTTTATATTTTAACTTATTTATTTTAATTTTTTCTTTAATAGATATTAATAAGTTTTCAAATACTATAATATATTCATCATAACGACAAGCAATTTTATCACCATAACGAATATGAATATCAGAAATATGAATAATTTTTTTCATATTTGAATGTTATTATATATTTATATGTTTAATTATCATTTTTTTATTTATGTACTTTTAGGTACTAAATTATCATAAATTATTGAGAATATATTATAAGACGAATCTACACGAGACTTTCCAATGGAAAATATTATAAATATAATCATTATATTTATAATATAATGTATTATGAACTTATTACTTATAATATCATTAGCATTATTCAAAATAAATTCTGATTGCGAACCTTTTTTTCGAATATCTTCACCTTTTAATATATTTTCTTGGATATCAATTAGAACATCTTCATTATCATCATTAAATTTAACATAAGTATCATTAATTTGTTTATATATCATATAAATTGTTTGTTTTAAGTAATTATTATTAAAATCGTTTACAGAAACAAAAGACGAAATATATGAAAATATTGGTTTAATTATTCTGTTTTCTTCTGATGTTTTTCTATAATAAGTATCTATCATATCATATTCAAATGAATTATCGAGTGTTTTATCAATACTATCATTTAGATTAGTATCTATAATTAATTTAAATAATATTTTATTCTTCTCATTTATTATATTATGAAATGTTGGATTTAGTGATAAATAATAAGAATTGTATTTAATATGAGATGAAATAGTTAAGAAGTCATCTATAATAGAATATATATTTATATCATCTTCACTATTTACACCAATTGCTTCTTTCTTCAACATATCATATTTTTCTTTAATATGTTTATTATCTTTATTTACAAGTCTATCGTCTTTACTTAAACTGAATAATTTTTTTGAATATAATGATACAATATAATTTAAATATTCTTTATTTGTTTGATGTTCTGGATTAATTTTTTTTAATTCAGTTGAAAAGATATTAATAGCTAAGAAAACATTATTATCTATTGTATTATTTAATGTATCTATATTGTTTAATTCAAATGGGACAGCATAATTTTTATCTATAAGTTTATAACTTTTAATAAAATTATGGTATTCAGAATTTGTTTTTATATTAATTAAAAACTTATGAGGTATATTTTTTTTATCATCTTTATAGAATTTAAAATATTTCAATAATGTTTTATATTCTTCAAAATTATTTTCTGAGTTTTCTTTTGTAAATATTTTTTTACAAATATTAATAATACTAAATATTCTATATCTATATTTAAATTTATACATATCAATATAATTATCAACCAAATGTATATTTGGTATTTCATTAACTACACATGTCTTATTTATAGAAGTACTATTATTATTCCATTGAATATTTATATCTGAAATTGTAGGTATTATTGTAATATAAGATGCTTTATTTCCATGCATATTATTAATATAATTATATATTGTATCAGTGCTAACAAGTTTTTTATCTATATTAGATGATAAAACCTTTTCATAATATTCATAAAAATCTTTTTTATAAGTAGCATTAATAATAGAAAAAGATAACTCATCATATTGTGTAAACGTTCCATCTATTTCTGATAATTTATTATTAATTTTATTACCAAAGTCTTGAAAATCACCACAAGATGTCATAACAAGAGTATTGTTAATTATAGATGATAATATATTAGTAATAATGTATTGTTCTGTAAAATCGTCTTCATTATTGATAGCTTTTAGTTCATGAAGTTTTATGTAAGGTATTATTAGATTATTTAGTTCATTTAGTTTGCATTTATAAAAACTATTATAAACTCCAAATATTACATGTTTATTATAATCGGTATTAAATAAAATAAACATAAAGATGAATAATACTAAAAGTATAAAGATAAAAAATGGTTTTAAAATAATACCATTATTAAGATAAGAAGATATATTATAATCATTATTTCCATCAATAATAAAGTTTATAATTATAAATAAAGTGAAACTAAATAATATAAAAAATACAATTATAAATAATAATAATGTTCCGATGTTTTTTATTAAATATCCTTTTATGTCATATTTAGCATTTTCTGAAAATATATAGTTTTCTTGTATAATATCATAATATTTTTCATAAAATACATTTTGAGTACCATAAGACAAATCTTTATTTCCTTTATCACCGTAAGTATTTATATTATTATTCTCCCTAAATGTTAATAATATATTCATTATATTTATAATTAAATAAATGTAGAAACTAAATATAATTAAGGTAATGAATAATATATATGCATATTTTTTTGTATTATCATTATTTTGTATCATAATAAAACACATAAAACTATAGAATATTATATATAATACAATAAATATATTGAAATAGTTTGATATTGTTTCAATATATTTATCAAAGTAATCTTCATAACCTCTTTTTTCATTGGGTGAATATCTTAATATTATTATAACTATTATAAAAATTAGAATAAATAAATTAATAATATATGGAAAATATTTTAAACATTCTTTCCAATGAAAGCCTATACGTTGTATATCACAAGACTTTTCAAGTTTATCAATATATATTGTGTTTAATGTAATAAAATTATATAGAATATGAATAAATAATAAAATAAGTATGAACCAGATAATAAAGATATATGATTTTGTATTAAAAATATCATTAGATAGTAATAGTTCATAACTATTTTTTGCTAAATTAAAACTACTTGTTTCAGCTTCACAGTATATATTGTTACAATTCTTATCAATATTTGATTTGAATACATCTTTCATATAATTTATTTTTAAAAATGATAATGTTACATTTTTTAGTTCATTGATAAATATTATAATCATCATAATAAATACAATGTAAACAAGTGTATTCATATTTAAGTATTTAAATTGCTTTAAATATTATAAAGAAAAAAAGAAGAGATATTAAATGTGATTATCTAAAAATATTACTTAAATTATATATTGTAATAATTACGAGCAATAATATGATAATAATAAATATTAAATAAATATATGATTCTTTCAATATAGAAGATAATATATATAATAATGGAAATAATAAAAGAATATATACGTTCATAAGTATAGTAGTTTTATCAATTTTACTACATATTTTTAATGTAGTTTCGATGTCAATATATGTTTTCATTTTATCTAAGTTTTGTAAAGTGAATATAAAGTTTTGAGTATTTTTAATATTATTATTTTTATTTTTATATTCAATAAGTTTATCTATAACGTTTTCATTCATAAAAATGTCTTCTATATTTTTAATGTCATTATTTGAAGTTTTTTTTAATATATCTATCAATTTATTATTTTCTGGATGGTTTTCATTTACTATAATCTCTAACTCTTTTATTAACATTATATAACTGTAAACATTACAGTCACAATATATTTCTGTTATTTTTTTAAGAATTAATGATAAAAATACAATAATGAAAGTAAAATAAATGAAAAAGTAGAATGTTATAAAGATGTTATCTATATTTTGATTTTGATAAACGTAATAAAGCTGTATTATAAATCCAAAAAATATAAATATAAATAATGGTAATCCACAATATAAATAAAAATCATATATAAACATTATTGTATTTGGGGATTTATATCTATCTATAAGTTTAAAATCATTATTAGGTAAAGTATCTACTTTATTAAAGTTATTTTTTAATCTATCAAAATAAAATAAAACTTTACATATATTCCATATAAAAGTTTTTTTAATTGGTATATTTATATTATCTTCCATTGATATAGAATTATCATAACATAGAGTATTTAACATATTAACATTATCATATAAATCTCTATGATATTTTAAATATATTAGTGGGTAAAAGCTTAATAATACTAATATTATTGTTATTATTATGATAATTAATAATATATTATTATATAACATCATACTATTGAAATGCAAACTTATTTATAATTAGAAGAGATATAAAAATAAATTTTATCATTTAAATAATTCTTTATGTATATTTTTATATATATACATGTCTTTATCTGTAATAATTTTATCAATTATGTTATTGTTATCACTCCTTAAACTATTAAATACTTGTTGACTAATATTAGCTGAAGACATTGATGAAGCTCCATATATTATATCAGTTAATCCTGCGCTTTTATTTCTATAATTAGGATATTGGGTATTTATTAACTCAGTTAAATTATCAAAAGACATAATTGGAATTGACATTATTATATATATATATAATAAAATAAAAGGTTCATTTTTGTTTTTTCATTTCATCGTCAAAACTGTCACAAACACTTCTTATTTCATTCCATTTATTTTTTGTTTCATCTATATTATAAACTTTTTCATCACTTACTTTCCATAATTCAGCCAAAGTATCTAAGACATTCTTATTATTTTTTAAGAAAATTACTTCTACTTCATTATAACTTAATTCTAAAGGAGACTGTTTAAAAACTTCTTCCATATTTCTTTATATATATAATTAATATTTTTTATATATTTTTATATTTTTCTTTATTATAATAATAATAATCTGCTATTTCGTAAGCCATTTTTTCATAAGGATGTTCTAAAGAGTGATTATTCATTATTACATCATTTATACCATTTGGTTTATCATTCCTATATAGACATATCATTGTATTTTGTGTTTTATTATCTATATATATATTACGATTTGTATCAGGATTAGATCTTACATATTTTGTATCTGATAATTCTATTTTATAAAAATCCATGCAATTAATTATTTCATCAAATAATTCTTTGTTTAATCTTTGATATATGTGTATTTTTTCATGTATTAAAGTTTTTACCAAATCGTCTTCAATATATTTAAGTACTTTTTTCGATAAAAATATAATTTCTTCTCGTGTATGCGGTAAACCTTCTTCATATTCATTATCAATATCTTTAACAATATCATGATTTGTATAAGTATTTGCGAATTTCCATTTTATATTTGCTATATCATTACCATTTATATATTTTTCATAACATTGGTCAGAGAACTGAGTATTTCTGAAAAAAATATCTGCTTTTTCTACACATCTTGTTAATAATATGATTTCATCTTGTGTAAATGATATGCTTGTTTTTTCTATCATTGTAATATATTCATCTGTTGATGATACTTTTCTAGCATATAAATCAAATGGAGATAAATTATTAACATATTTATCATTATCTTTACTAAAAAACAATTTTGTTTCTTCTTGTGACATAAAACTGATATTATTATTTTTTAAGATAGGTTTCGATATAATATTATTATATATTAATCCAAATATTGCTATTATAAATATAATATATAATATCAATATTATATTATAAATCATCAAATTATTTTCGCTCTTATATTAAGCAACCTTTTTTATAACAATATACTTAACTTTATTTTTCATCATTTCCCTTTTTTATAACAATATACTTCAGTATCTATTTCATCATTTCTCTTTTTTTTAATAATCATTTTATTAATAGTATCAATATCTTTTTCTTTTATTAATTTACAAAAGTTATCTTTATAATTACCTTCATTTATTTTGTTAATTATTTTTTTAATATTTTTTTCCCTTACTATTCTTACATTCTTAGGAATATTTTTTGTCAATATTTCGATTGAATCATTATTTATATGATATGTATATATATTACCAGGGTTATTATGAATAT